TTCAATGGCACTGTCAGGAGGCTTCGGTGGCACACCGGGCCTCAATTCCGGCGTCGGATTCAGTTCGACGCCCACCCCTGAATCCGCAGCGCTGTCCCAGCGGCGATTCCTCAGCGAGGTCGAACTGGCCAACCGCTGGGGCATGTCGCCCAAGACGCTCACGCGCTGGCGCGGCATGGGTCGCGGCCCTGTCTTCAACAAGTTTTCGAAGAAGGTGGCCTATCCCCTCGATGGCGAGAACGGCGTGCTCGATTACGAGAAGCGTCACGTCTACGCCTCGACGTCCGAACGTGTGCCGGTTTGAGGAGAGCAGCCATGAAAGAACTGACTCTCTATCCGGCCGACCTCGCGAGCATGACCGTCGCTGAACTGGCGGCTGCACCGATCCAGGATTTTCTGGATGCCGAGCGCAATGTCGACGAGGCCATCGCGTTTCTCAAGCCACTGCGCGCCAAGCTGGATGCCGCCAAGCTCCAGCGCTACGGCGAGCAGGCCCGTACCGCACTGCGTGACTCCGGGCGCGACTTCGGCACCGCCCACGTCAACGACGGCGCGCTGCACGTCAAGTACGAACTCCCCAAGAAGGTCATCTGGAGCCAGACCATCCTCAAGGAGATGGCCGAGCGCATCGTCGCCTCGGGCGACAAGGTGGAGGACTACATCGACATCAAGTTGTCGGTGTCCGAGTCCCGCTACACCAACTGGCCCACAGCGCTGCAGGAGCAGTTCGCCGCCGCCCGCACGGTCGAGGAAGGCAAGCCGACCATCACCCTGACGCTCGATGGGGGTGCAGCATGAAACGGCTCCCCATCGTGTCCGCCGTCGAGCGCATGGCCGAGCGCAAGGGCGTCAAGCTGCTGATGCTCGGCAAGTCCGGCATCGGCAAGACCACCCGGCTCAAAGACCTCGATCCGAAGACCACGCTGTTCATCGACATCGAGGCCGGGGACTTGGCAGTGGCCGACTGGCCGGGCGACACCATCCGACCGGCGTCCTGGCCCGAGAGCCGCGACTTCTTCGTGTTCCTCGCGGGCCCGGACAAGTCGCTGCCGCCGGAGTCTGCCTTCTCGCAGGCGCACTACGACCACGTCATCGAGAAGTTCGGCGACGCGACGCAGCTCGACCGCTACCAGACCTTCTTCCTAGACTCGATCACGCAGTCGTCGCGCCAATGCTTCGCGTGGTGCAAGACGCAGCCCGGTGCAACCAGCGACCGCTCCGGCAAGCCTGATCTGCGCGGTGCCTACGGCCTGCTGGGCCAGGAAATGGTGAGTGCATTGACCCACCTGCAGCACGCACGCGGCAAGAACGTCGTGTTCGTGGCCATCCTCGACGAACGCCTCGATGACTACAACCGCAAGGTGTTCGTGCCGCAGATCGAAGGCAGCAAGACCAGCCTGGAGCTGCCCGGCATCGTCGACGAGGTCGTGACGCTGGCCGAGATCAAGGCCGAGGACGGCAGCGCCTACCGCGCCTTCGTCACCCACACCGTCAATCCCTACGGCTTCCCGGCCAAAGACCGCAGCGGTCGTCTCGACCTGCTGGAGCCGCCGCATCTCGGCGCGCTGATCGCCAAGTGCGCGGGCGCATCCGCTACGCCCGCCAGCGCCGCCACCACGACCCCCACCGAATCCCAGGAGTAATCGCCATGTCTTCCAACTACTTTGATTTTCAAGATGCCGATCCCCAACAGTCCGGCTTCGATCTGATCCCCAAGGGCACCGTGGTGCCGGTGCGCATGACCGTCAAGCCGGGTGGCTATGACGATCCGTCGCAGGGATGGGGCGGCGGTTACGCCACCGAGTCCTTCGATACCGGCTCCATCTATCTCGCCGCCGAGTTCGTGGTGACTGCAGGCGAATACGGCAAACGCCGGATGTGGTCGAACATCGGGCTGCACTCCAAGAAGGGCCCGACCTGGGGCCAAATGGGGCGCAGCTTCATCCGTGCCGCGCTGAACAGCGCCCGCAACGTCCACCCGCAGGACAACAGCCCGCAGGCCGCCGCCGCGCGCCGCATCCAGGGCTTCCACGAACTGGACGGCCTGGAGTTCCTCGCTCGCGTCGACATCGAGAAGGACGGCAAGGGCCAGGATCGCAACGTGGTCAAGGTGGCGGTCGAACCGGATCACCCCGACTACGCCAAGTTGATGGGCGTGCCGCCCAAGGCGTCGGGCGGCGGCACCTCCGGCGCTCCGGCGCAGGCAGCGCCCGCGTATCAGGCACCGGCTTCGCAACGCGCACCCGTGACGGGCAAACCGTCGTGGGCGCAGTGAGGGAGGCCGCTATGAACGAATCCATCCTCTCTGCCAGCCACTACGGCGTCGTGCATTTCGGCGATCTCGACTGCGAAGCGGTCGTGCTCACCACCGGCGAACGCGGCTACGTCCAGCGCCAACTGGCCCGCGCGCTGGGCCTACGGGAGAAAAGCCCGGGTACGCAAATCGGCGCTTTGATCCGAGAATTTGCGGCTAAGTCCTTGTCGGAATTCGAGAAAAAAGGGTACGCAAAGGTTCGCCTGCCATCGGGTCAAACCGGGACGTTCTTTCCGGCCGGGATCGTCGGCGACGTGGCGCTCGGCGTCATCGATGCCGCGCTGCTGGGGCATTTGCACCCCAAGCGCCAGCACCTCATCCCCAACTGCCGGAAGATTCTCTCGGCGCTGGCGGTCACCGGGGAAACCGCACTGATCGACGAGGCCACCGGGTTTCAGTACCACCGCGCCCCTGATGCGCTGCAGGAGTTGATCAACAAACTGCTGCGTCAGTCCTGCGCATCGTGGGAGCGGCGTTTCCACCCGGACTACTACCGGGCGTTGTACCGCCTCTTCAACTGGCGATACCAGGGGCACGAGCAGAACCCGCCCCACGTCATCGGCCAGATCACCTTGCGTTGGGTCTACGGGCCGGTGCTGCCGGAGGACTTGCTGGGCGAGATCCGCAACCGCAAGGGCATCTCGCAGAAGCACCACCAGTGGTTGTCCGAGCAGGGGCTGGCGCATCTGGAATCGCAGATTCACGCGGTCACGGCGATTGCGCGCAGCTCGATGAACTACCGCGATTTCGCCCGCCGCTGCGAAGCCGCGTTCGCTGGTGCTGCCCTGCAGTTGGGCCTGCTGCTCGATGAACTCGAGGAGGGGGCGTGAAATGCTGGGTCTGCAAACGACAAGCACGCGGCTACGGCCACACGGACGGTCGCTTCAAGACCGCCGATCCGCGCCGCTACGTGCTCGACTGGGTGTTCTGCTCGCGCCGCTGTCAGGACGCATTTCATGGGCTGTACGGCAACTGGCAGCGCGCCAAGGAAGGTCGCATCGACCAGACGGAGGTCGCCATGATCGATCCGTCTGATGTCGAACTGGCCGCGATGCGCCAGTGCCTCAAGGCCTTCGGCGAGGCTGCGGGCGAGATCGGGTTTGCCAAACCGCTGGGCGACTACTCCGAAACCGAAGCGCTGCAGGTGATCGACGCCATCGTCACCTGCTGGTCGGACGCGATGGTCGCGCACCACGAGGCCACCAAGTTCCCGCCCGTACGGGGCTTGCCTTTGATCCCCGATCCGCTGGCACCCGATGCCGCCAATCCGTTCGCGGATCTGGAGGACGACCTGCCTTGGGAAGAACCGAAGGGGAAGAAGCCATGATGGACTTCAATTCCACTTCGAGCCTCTCGGGCCAGATCACGGCGCTGGTCGACGCCGGGATGCGACAGGCCCGCGCCCGCCAGTCCGAGCGCCAGTACCTCGGGGCCTCGCGTCTCGGCGTGGCCTGCGAGCGCGCGCTGCAGTTCGAGTACGCGAAAGCTCCCATCGACCACGGGCGTGACATCCCGGGCCGGATGCTGCGCATCTTCGAGCGTGGCCACGTTATGGAGGACTGCATGGTCGCGTGGCTGCGGGACGCGGGTTTCGACCTGCGCACCCGCAAGTCAGACGGTGAGCAGTTCGGTTTCTCCGTGGCCGACGGTCGCCTGCAAGGCCACGTCGACGGCGTCATCGTCGCGGGCCCCGAGGGCTTCGCCTATCCCGCGCTCTGGGAATGCAAATGTCTGGGCAACAAGTCCTGGAGCGATCTGGAGAAAAAGGGGCTGGCCATCTCCAAGCCCATCTACGCCGCGCAAGTGGCGATCTACCAAGCCTATCTCGAACTGCACGAGCACCCGGCGATCTTCACGGCCCTCAACGCCGACACGATGGAGATCTACACCGAGCTCGTGCCCTTTGACGCGGCGCTGGCCCAGCGCATGTCGGATCGGGCGGTGAAGGTCATCACGGCCACCGAGGCGGGCGAGCTCCTGCCGCGCGCCTTCAACGACCCGACCCACTTCGAGTGCCGGATGTGTGCGTGGCAAGACCGCTGCTGGAGGACGCAATGAACTCCTACTCACAAGCATCAGCGGCGGAACCGATGGTGGGCGCGCGCCAAGCCGCCCGCCTGTTGAATCTCCCGCCGTACTACCTCACCAAGCCACGGTGCCGCGTCTCGAAGCGCATTCCGTACTACCGGGTCGGCCAGATGGTTCGCTTCCGGATGTCGGAACTCATCGCGTGGGCAGACACGCAAGGAGGCGCACATGAGTGACTACCGTGTCCGCATCTCCGTGCGCAACGCCCGTCTGCTGCGTGCCATCGAGCAGGCCGGGCACCGACCCGGTGCGCAGTTCGCAGAGGAGGTCGGCATCAGCTACAGCGGCGCGCTGCTGCCGTACTTCAACCTCACGCGTTCGCCGCTGACGCCCGATGGGCTGTTGCGGCAGTGCGCGTGGGCCCTGTGCGACTTCCTGAATGCTTCACCCTCTGATCTATGGTCGGACGCCCAACTCCAGCCACTGGCAAGGAATCATTCCAGCATCGAACTGGACGCGGACAGTGTGCAGGCTCTGGTCGGCGCAGCACCTGTCGACCCACTGCGGTTCGCAACGCAGGCCCAGGCCGGTCGCATCATTCAAGATGCCATCGACTCGCTGACGGAACGTGAAGCCTACGTGATCCGCGAGCGCTTCTTCTCAGAGACAACGCTGGAAGAGCTCTCTGAAAGGATGGAGGTCACGCGGGAGCGCGTCCGCCAGATCGAAATCAAGGCTCTGCGCAAGCTGCGTCACGTATCACGCATTCCGCGCGAACTGGCGGGTATCGCCGACGTGATCGGAGGTTCCGCCGATGCTTGACTTCAACGACTCCCCAAAGCCCGTCGAGCCCCGGCGCATCCTTGATGACAGCGAGCGTGAGGCGCTGCGGGCAGGCCTGATCGCCAGTCTGCCCTCGGTGCTGGCCACATTGTTCCCGGCAGGCAAGACGCGCCGGGGCAAGTTCCTGATCGGCGATGTGCTGGGCAGCCCCGGTGACAGTCTCGAGGTGGTGCTCGACGGCGAAAAGGCAGGACTGTGGACAGATCGCGCCACGGGTGACGGCGGCGATACTTTTTCGCTGATCGCCGGACATTTAGCGCTATCCATCCACACCGACTTCAATCGTGTGCTGGATGCCGCCGCCGATCTGCTCGGTCGCGCCCGGGAAAAGCCTGCACGCAAGGCCAGCAAGAAGGATGCACCGGTCGACGAACTCGGCCCCGCCACCGCGAAGTGGGACTACCTCGACGCGGCGGGCCATCTCATCGCCGTCGTCTACCGCTACGACCCGCCCGGGCAAAAGAAGCAGTTCCGGCCCTGGGATGCCAAGCGGCGCAAGATGGCACCGCCCGACCCGCGCCCGCTCTACAACCAGCCAGGGATGACCAGTGCCGCGCAGGTGGTGTTGGTCGAAGGCGAGAAATGCGCGCAGGCGCTGATCGACGCGGGCATCGTGGCCACCACCGCGATGCACGGCGCGAACGCTCCGGTCGACAAGACCGACTGGTCGCCGCTTTCGGCCAAGTCGGTGCTGATCTGGCCCGACCGTGACAAGCCGGGCTGGGAGTACGCGACGCAGGCAGCACAGGCCATCCTGTCGGCGGGAGCCAAGTCCTGCCACGTTCTCTATCCGCCCGAAGAGGCCGCCGAGGGCTGGGACGTGGCCAATGCCATCGCCGAGGACTTCGATGTCGCAGCCTTTCTCACCCACGGCCCACGCTTGCAGATGCACGACGTGGCCGATGACGTCGATCCGGTGGTCAGCAGCGACGAATCTGTCTGGGGCACCGAAGACGCGCTGGCGCTGGCCTTCACCCGCCGCTACCACCGCGACTGGCGTTACGTGGCTGGCTGGGGCAAGTGGCTGGTGTGGGACGGGCAACGCTGGCGCACCGAGGACACGTTGGCCGCCACGGACTTGATCCGCAGCGTCTGCCGCCAGACGGCTGTGCGCGCCGACAACCCCAAGGTCGCGGCGAAGCTCGCCAGCGCCAGCACGGTCGGCGGTGTGGAGCGGCTGGCGCGCGCTGACCGTAGGCACGCGGCCACCACCGACGAGTGGGACGCCGATCCGTGGCTGCTCAACACGCCGGGCGGCGTGGTCGATCTCAAGACAGGCCGGATGCGCCCGCACGAGCGCGCCGACCGGATGACCAAGATCACCACAGCCACACCCAGCGGCGACTGCCCGACGTGGAAGCAGTTCATTGACGAGGTCACGGGCGGCGACAAGGAACTTCAGTCCTACCTGCAACGAATGGTCGGTTACGCGCTGACTGGCTCGACGCAGGAGCACGCGCTGTCTTTCCTTTACGGCACGGGCGCGAACGGCAAGTCGGTGTTCGTGAACACCTTGGCCACCATCCTCGGCGACTACGCGACCAATGCGCCGATGGACACCTTCATGGAGACGCGCACCGACCGGCACCCGACCGATATGGCGGGGCTGCGCGGCGCACGCTTCGTGGCGGCCATCGAAACCGAACAGGGCAAGCGCTGGGCCGAATCCAAGCTCAAGAACCTGACCGGGGGCGACAAGATCTCCGCGCGCTTCATGCGGCAGGACTTCTTCGAGTTCTTCCCGCAGTTCAAGCTGGTCGTGGCGGGCAACCACAGGCCCGCCATTCGCAACATCGACGAGGCGATGAAACGCAGGCTGCACCTGATCCCTTTCACGATCACCGTGCCGCCCGAGCGCCGTGACAAGAACCTGCAGCAGAAGCTCCTGGCCGAACGCGACGGCATCTTGGCGTGGGCCGTGCAGGGTTGCCTCGACTGGCAACGCCACGGACGACTCTCCCCGCCGCAGCGGGTGGTGGACGCCACCGAGGAGTATTTCGAAGCCGAGGATGCGTTGGGCCGCTGGCTCGATGAGCGTTGCGTGCGCGAGGCCAACGCCAAGTCGCTGACGGCAGAACTGTTCAACGACTGGAAGCCGTGGGCCGAGGCAGCGGGCGAATTCACCGGTTCGCAGAAGCGCTTTGCCGATCTGCTGCTCAACCGGGGCTTGGATAAATGGCGCAACGGCATGGGCTTGCGCGGGTTTCAGGGCATTGGCCTCAAGTACCCGCCAGCACCCGCCTACACCCCTTACGCCGATGACTGACACAACCGCGTCTGACGGATCGGACGGACTACGTCGTAACTCCTACAC